CCGTTAAACGCCCTCATGGTAGAAGGCTGCTATTACCAACGGAAGTAGAACTATGTAAGCTTTTAAATTTAAGTGAAGATGAATATTGGTACTTTGTAGATACAACTGCTGCATACAACGGACAAAGGCCAGAAGGGTATGAGTTGATTCCAGATATAAGAAATGGTGCTATTGCTGCTTGGGCTGCAACAGAAACAGGAAAAGCTATTTTAATTAAAATAGGAATAGCTGTAGCTGCTGCAACTGTTTCTTACCTGTTAACACCTAAACCAAAAGAATTGAAGCAAGGTGGATCGAGAAGAACTGCTGATGCAATTGGGAATACTAGGTTTGCTCCTCAAGCTTCTTTTAATTCTATTCAAGAATTAGCGTCAATAGGTGACGTTATACCTCTTGTGTTTACTAGAGCACTGCAGGTAGTTAGTGAAGATGCGTCTGACTCAGGAGAGACTTATGGTGGCGTAAGAGTTAACGGTCAATTGTTGTGGTCACAGTTAGTAAGTTTAGGTAAATATCAAAGATTAAAAGCACTGATTCTTTTCTCTCATGGGACGATAGGTAAAGAGCCTAATTTTGAAGGATTTGCTGTAGGAGATACTCTTTTATCTGAATATAATAGACATAAATTAGGGCTTTATTTTAAGAACGGAAGTCAATCTATAGATAATAGAATTAAGGAAAAAGATAGGGATGAAAAATCTAAATTAGTTTACGAAGGGATAGGGAACGATCCTTTTGTTGTTAACATCCCTAACCTTTCGGGTGACAAAGGATATAGTCACGCTTTCAGTGGAACTAGGAACCCTACGACACAAGCAGTTTTTGGTGTTTATTTTCCAATTCCAAATTGTCAAACTGTGAGACTTCCTTATGAATTAGTACGTGATCAAAAAGGTGCTACAAAGGAATCAATAAGAGATTTGATGAGGAAGAGGAAAAAAGTTGAATTTGCTCATTGGCCTGTACGTGCTGGGCTTATATCGCTTATAAGCCCAGAGGGAGAGAAGCTTGATAAAGGTCATTGGAAGGTACCGACAGGATATTCAGTTGTTTATCAAGTCGTCGGTGGTGGAAATCATGGGGTTCAAAAACAAGCGGAAGGACATGGACATGATTACGAACCTCATGGAGTAGATGATGTTGATAGTTTGACGGTTTCAATTAGAGAGCAGATAGATGATTCGATAGCTATTGGAGAGCAATATATGTTTGGAACTGCTCTTACTGTTTGCACTCATATTTCTCCACCAAAAACCCCTTGGAACTTAACTAGAGAAGATGATTATGCACATAGGGCATATACATTTAAGGTCATCGAATCGGGAACTCTAAGTATAGGTGCTGTTGGTGAAAATTTAGCATTGCATTGCGATAACCCTCGATGGTATGACCCAGGGACATCAGATAGAAGTCTCCACAAGAAAGGAGAATTTAGTTTAAGTGATTTCGGAGCTGTCTTTTATCGACAAGAAATTAGTGGGTCTAGTTTTGTATATAACGGTACAAACATAGAACCGTATGAATATCCTGTTGGTACAAATGATCTATATCATGGATATGATATTTATGCAGGTTATAAAGTTGCACTTGCAACTATTACTAACAATAGAAAATGTGATGCGACGGAGATAGGTATTAAATCTAACGTATACAAGAGAATACAGTTTGCAAACGTAAAAAGTCAGCCATCTGAAGAAGCTTTGAAGAAGACTTTTGACGCTGGAACACAAATACAATTAGGTCAAATGAATGTTTATGCAAAAAGATTTTCGTTTTTTATGTTGCAAGCAAAGGGAATAGGACATTCTGTTTGGGTAGATTTAAAAAATACAGAGACAGAAGATCATACAGGTTTATTTGTTATAGAAGGAACTGTTCCAGAGCCTGTATATAACTCTATAACAATTTTACATCCAACACGTGAACAATATGAATTTAGGTTTAAACCTTACCCTGGAAATCATGTATATATAAACAATCTTTTTGATAAAAGTTTTAATCTTTTAAGGACATCATCTAGTGAAAGATTAGAGGATGTTGAACTTAAAGATTATGCGGTAAAACTAAATGATTCTGGTTCCTTCTTTATACGTTTTCAAGGAGATTCACAATTTAAGATTAGTAAAGAGGACGCTAGTAACCCTGAGTGGAACACAGGAGAATCTCAAAATGTTTTAGTTAATAAAGTTATCGCTGCAACACATACGGCATCTGGAGAAAATCTCTGGTGGGAAGACAAAGGTTATAGCGGGGGTGTAGTTATTCAACCAACGGAACAATATAGTTATGGCCCACCAGAAATTGATAAGGACGGATCAGACTACATTGTCTTATGGAACAAGCAAAATCCACCTCCTGAAGAAACACATCCTGATTTCTTCAAGGGGAATCCAGATAACTATGTATGGGAGTTTTTCTACAATCAAGAGGCTGCTGCTGCTAAATGGAAAGGGTCTATTACAAGTAAGGGATTCGCTAATAACAACGGTGCTTGGAATACAGTTAAGTTCGAGACACCAAGAACGGGAGGAGGGGAATGGCACTACTCGAAAGGAAAACCTAATCTATATAAGTGTGCCAACCCTGGCGGGGAGAATCCTGCTTATCATGTCCCTGATAAGAAATATCCCGAAGGCAATGATCATAAGTTTTGGGTTACAAGAGAAGTTTGGGGGAGAAATAAAGTAACTTACTCTGAAGGGGAATATAAAGATCTTCATGGTACGTCTGCTTCAAATCTCATAGAGGAACTGGTTTATAAAAGCGACGATACAACGTTGGGATTAAAAGTTAAGTATAGAGTAAAGGGTTTACTTAAGAATCCTGGTCAAGCTCCACAGCAGTGGATTCATTGGGTTTCTTGGCAAATTGATACCGAGAGTGCTGCTAATGTAACGGGCCATGAAAGTACAGATAGTTGTTATTTTTATTGGACAGATGGGACAGATAGTAGACGAAAGATGAAAATAAAATTAGTTATTAGGCCGAAAGAAAGACCAGCAATTCTTGAGGAAAATTTTAGTCCTTTTGATGCGATAGCTGATTGGAACGTACATGGAGGAGATGAAAATAGTAATAGGAATGATCCTGAACATGAAATAGTGTTCGTGAATGAAATTCTAAGTCCAACAGAAAATGCACAACGAGAAGAAGAACCTGCTAAATATGGTGATTTAGCTTTTGCTGGTCTAAGGATTAATAGTTCAAAAGAGTGGACAAATTTCAGTCAGTTTTCTGCTTATTTTACACAGGGTATAGAAGTAGAAAAACTTGATCTCAACGGGAAAAAAGGGGAAAAAGGAGCTTCTAATTTATTCCCTGAGATTGCTTATGCCTTATTAACAGACTCCAAATTAGGTGCAGGCAAACTTGTTGGGGTTGATTCTGTAGATGACAAATTAATGGGTTTATCTGCTATTTTTTGTTCAAATAATAGGTTCTTTTGGGATGGTGTTATTTCTTCAAAATTAAATTTAAGAGATTTTATATTTGAACATGCTGGATATTGTTTATTGGATTTTACTATTATTGGAGGAAGGTTTTCTCTTAGACCTTCTGTCCCTTACAACTCTTCTGGTTTAATTGATAGAACGGTTAAACCTGAAATAAAATGTTTATTTACTGATGGCAATATAAAAGATCTTCAAGTTAGTTTTTTAAGTCCAGAAGAAAGGCAAACATTCCAAGCTGTTGTTCTCTATCGTGACGAAGAAGTAGACGGTTTTCCAGAAACAAAATCATTATTGATTCGAGAAGATGGTATTCATGGATCGGAATCTGATCCTATTGAGACTTTTGACATGTCTGGTTTCTGTACTTCTCGGACACAAGCTGTAGCTTTTGCTTCTTTCGCTATTAAGACAAGGCGTTTAGTTGATCATGGTTTAACTTTTAAGACAGCTCCTCAATATGTGCAAGGTCTTGCCCCTGGTGATTATTTTAGATTAGTTAGTGAAGTTACACATACTTCAAGATTTAGAAATGGAGCTACAACAAACAATGGGTTGATTGTAAGCAACTCTGATGGTGAGATTTCTAACTCTTTAGATGCTTACTATTGGGTTCCTGGTACGGAAGGAGTGAGGACAGCCAAAGTGGGTGATTTGCCTCGTGGCGTTTTATTTACTATTAAAAATGAAACAACAGAGAACAAGGTTTATAAATGTGAAACTATTTCTTACGGTGAAGATGGTTTATTAGAGGTGTCTGGTAGTTTTGCTCCAACCGAGCCTCCGAAATTAAAAGATGGTACTGTTAATCCAGCAGCAGGGAGACTTTCTGTGATGCAAGGGTGGAATTTATACAATGATACTGAAACACCTTCACATTTTGTTATCGTTGAAAATCAATGACAGGTTCTCATCTTTTCCCTCCTATCAAGCCTTCTTCTAGGAGTTACAGCCCAGGAGAATATCCCAGCACTACATTTGAATCCTTGGATGGGACAAAGACACGTATTCGTTTTGGTAATAGACGAGTCAATGCAAAGTTAACTCTTGGCTTTTCTAATATTTCCGACGACGATGTCGTTTTGATTTTAAAGAACTATGAAGACGTGAATAGTGAGTGGGACTTTATACGCATGAGTAATGAGTCAAGAGCAGGTGTACAAAATAGTTCGTTAAATAATTATCTATTAGAATACTCTTCTGAAGAGCAAAGATATGGGTTAAGATGGCGTTATTCTGGGCCTCCAACAGTTACAAGTACGTTTAAAGGATTGAGCAATGTTAGCTGTAGTTTTGTTGCTTGCTTGGATGCACCCATATAATAGGAACAACGTTTTAATTTAAGGTTGTGGGTTTTTATTCTGGACGTGATGGAGAACTGTACATCACTGAATCTGGTGGCGTTGAGCAAAAAGCAGCAAAGGTTCAGTCTTGGTCTTTTTCTAGCTCGATGGCTGTCCTAGAAACGACTTCGATGGGAGATACAGATCGGACGTTGAAAGCAGGCTTAAGAAGTTATTCAGGCAGTTGTCGTTTGTTTTATTATGTTTCAGTCCCTGCTTCTGGGGCAGTTTCAAACTTGCATACAATATTAACTAATGCAATAAAATCAGGTGGTTCAGCAGGTGATGGAATCAATAGCGAATCGCCTGAAATTGTTTTGAAGTTAAGGATGTCTACAGGCTCTTCGAGATATTCAATTTTCTGTGTTTATAACGGGTGTTTCAATGAGTAGCTCTATAGGTGAAGTATCTTCTGCTGATATTACTTGGGAGGCAAACGGTGCTCCTTATGGCAACACAACTTTAGTTAATTAATGGGTGTTTACTTTGGTCATTCGGGTGAGATTGCCCTTAAAAGAGATACGCTCCAGTCTCCGTTACAGACGAAGCTAGATCCTTATGATGTCAACGTAGGGAAGAAAAGATTTAGTCTGGATCATAGTACTGGTTCGTTATTAACTGGAGATAAAGTCGAAATTGCTACTGCTGATGGTTCAACTCTTGAGCTAGTCAATGGTCATACTTATGAAGATGGGAAATGGTTTATTAATATTGATTTGGTAGGAGGTATTCGTTTATATAATTCATTTGCAGAAGCAATAGAAGGTGGACAAGACAATGCTTTGTCTTTAGTGGCTCCTACTGTTGCTAAAAATATTACAATTCGCACGGATAATGAAAAATTTAGGCATGTAGCAGGTGTTAAAGATTTTGAGATGACGACCAGCCGAGAGCAAATTGATTTAACAAACCTTGGAGATGAATTTAGGAATCAATACGAAGCTGGATTAATTAGTGGACAAGGCTCAATGACTTGTATTTGGGAGCATGATTATGCCACAGGGAATAGAGTCAATGAATTAGATACGGATCCAGAATTTCCATTTTATTTGGCACAACTTGTAGTTCGCACTCAGCAGGGATCAGACTTTGATGGATTGTTTTACATTTACCGTGATCCTGATGATTCGAGAAAGAATGTTTTCTATGAAGCCAATTGTATTATTACAAATGTTGCTGTAAGTGTTTCTGCGACTGAGGTTATTGAGACTCGAATAGAGTTTGTTACGAATGGAGAAGTGAAATTAAAGACAGGAGAAACACCAGGATTCTTGCTGAGAGATGGTGTAAATAGACTATTGCAGGAGAATGAAAGTCGCATATTGCTCGAACAGGTTTAAACTATTGCTAATGGTTCTTAGTTAGCAGGAAATGAGTGATCTTCAGATAACCCAATTAACCTCTTTACCAGAGGCGGGAATACAATCAACAGATGTGGCTGCGGTTGCCGATATTAGTGCAAGCGAAACGAAAAAAGTAACGATTAAAGATTTCGTTGCTGCTGGTATTACGTTAATAGATGACGCAAGTATTCCAGGGGCAAAGATTGGAGTTTTAAGCTCGAATCAAGTTAATACTGGTGCAATAATTGATAATGCAGTAACGAACGCAAAGCTGGCGAACTCAAGTATTAATCTTGGCGGAGTCAGTATTTCACTAGGTGAGAACGATGCAAGCCCAGCATTTAATCTTGCGGACGCTACAGGGTATCCAACGTCTTCTTTATCTGGAACGATTACAAATGCACAATTAGCAGGGTCGATTACGGGGGCTAAAATATCAGATTCAACGATTACTTATGCAAAATTAAATATTAGTGATGGTGATATCCCTGGAGCTAAGATTACAGGGACAAGTATAACTGCAGGGCAGTTAGCAAGTGATTCTGTTACAGCAGCAAAAATAGCTGAAAATGCAGTGGGGGCAAGTGAAATTGGAAGTGCAGTTATAACAAGTAGTCACGTAGCAGCAAATACTTTGACTGCTGATAATTTGGCTCCTAATTGTATAGGAACTTCAGAACTTTCAAGCTCTAGTGTAGAGACAAGTGCTATACAAGATAATGCTATTACGACAGCTAAAATATTAAATGCAAATGTAACGGCTGGAAAATTAGCTGCAAATTTACCTGGGACGATTCTTGCCACTGGAGCGATTGGTTCAACTCAGTTGGCTGAAAATTCTGTAACTGCTTCTGAACTGGCTGACAATTCTGTTGATACTAATGCTATTGCAAATTCAGCGGTAACGGATGGAAAGATAGCTAGTGGGATTGCAGGAACTAAAATCACTGATGGAACAATTACACCATCTAAATTAAATACTTCTAATTTAGATCGCTCATTAAATGTAGATGGTGGAAACCTCGGAATAAATAATGTTATTGATGCTGGAACGGTTTCTGGGATCAGTTATAACGCACAAGGCTTAATTACTGGAGTTGTTGCACTTGCAGCTAGTGATATTCCTATTGCTACTACTTCTGTTGTTGGTGGTGTTTCTGTCGGAACTGGATTAAGCGTTGATGGGGCAGGTGCTTTATCACTGAGTAATAGTGTTACTGCTGCTAACGGTGCAACAAAAGTAAATTATGACGCACAAGGGCAAATAACTGGTTCTTCTGCTTTAGCTGCAACGGATCTACCTATTGCGACAACTAGTGCAGTAGGTGCGGTTCAAATTACGGCTTCAGGAGGACTTACAGTTGACGGTTCAGGAGGACTTACTTTATCGGCAAGCGGTGTAAGTGCAGGGACATATCAATCTGTCGTAGTTAATACTAAAGGGGTTGTGACAAGTGGTTCAACATTAACAGCGGGTCAAGTTCCACCTCTTGCTGCAAGTAAAATAACCAGTGGAACGTTTGATGCTACAAGGATCGCAGCAGGTTCAATTGATGGTACAAGATTAAGTAATAATTCAACTACTGTTTTCCAATCTGTTGCTCAAAGTGGATTCCCCGAACCACAATTTAGTGGTCAAATGTTATTTGATACGGTTGAAGAGGATGCTTATATTTATGACGGAACGGCATGGCAAGCGATAACAACATTAACGAAAGGTAGTTTGACCTTTGGTGGGACATATGATGCTGATCAACAGAAAGTAGTTAGCGTTACAGTTGCTGGTGCGGCGGCTAATTTAACAGCCAATGCTGATTTACCTGTCGCTTCTGCCCAGACAGATGGTGTTTATGTTGTAGTTGAAAAGCAGGGAACACCTTCAGGTGGAAACGCTCCACAACAGCTACTTGTTCCACCTGATTATATTTTAGGAGTTACTGCTAGTGGTGCGAGTTCATGGCGTGAAGTCGATTTATCTAGCACAGTCTCACAACAAACAGCTTCAAATATTACTTTTTCTGCTGCAGGAGATATTGTTGCTTCTACGGTTCAAGCTGCAATAGAAGAAGTAGATACTGAGAAATTAGCAAAAGCAGGAGGTACTGTTACAGGTCAATTGTTGATAGGAACTGCGGGAAGTTTAGTTTTTGAAGGTTCAGCACCAGCAGATGATTATGAAACAACTCTCGCCGTAACGAATCCAACTGCTGATAGAACCATTACGCTGCCAAACAGAACTGGAACAGTAATTACAACTGGAGATGATGGAACTGTCACTGGAACGATAATTGCCGATGGCACGATAGAGAACGTAAATATTAAGAGTGACGCTGCAATTGCTCTCAGTAAATTAGCGACTGTTACTTCAGGTAATTTCTTAATTGGTGCTGCAACCAGTGGCACTATTACGAGTGTCGGTATTACAGGAGATATTTCTATTGATAATAATGGTCTTGCTGCTATTTCTAGTGGGTCGATTGTTAATGCTGATATTAACGCTAGTGCTGCAATTGCTGGAAGCAAGATTGTTGCAGGAACTACATCTGTTATTGGTGTTGTTCAATTAGAAGACTCAGCCACCAGTACAAGTACAACCAAAGCTGCCACACCTGCTTCTGTAAAAGTAGCTAAAGATGCTGCTGATACTGCACAGTCAACAGCCAATGCTGCTTTGCCTAAGACTGGTGGAACACTTACAGGTAACTTAATTCTTGATAACGCAAAAGAATTAAGACTAAGTGAAGCTGATGGCGATGGATCAAATTACACGGGATTAAAAGCACAGGCTCAATCTGGAGACATAACTCTTACTCTTCCTGCTGTTGCTCCTACTGCTGGTCAGGTATTAAAAGCTGATGCGTCAACACCTACAACATTAACTTGGGCTTCTGATTCAGCAACAGACGCAACGAAACTTCCATTGTCAGGTGGCACAATGCAAGGTGATATCAATTTAGGCAGTAACGATATTACAAATGGTGGAACAATAACAGGAACATTTGTTGGAGGCGTTACTGGAAATGCTGATACCGCAACTAAATTTGTCTCCACTGTAAATATTAACGGTGAAGCCTTTGATGGCTCTGCTGATATTACTGTCGCTGCTGCTGCTGGTACGTTAACTGGGACTGAGCTAAAAAATACTGTTGTTACTTCTAGCTTGACTTCAGTAGGAACACTTACTTCTTTAACTGTATCTGGGACAATTGATGGAGATGTAACTGGAGCATTAACTGGTAACGCAGATACAGCAACAGCACTTGCAACAGCAAGAACACTAGGTGGAGTTTCTTTTGATGGTACGGCAAATATAGATCTCCCTGGTGTTAATGCTTCTGGTAGTCAAGACACTTCTGGGAATGCTGCCACCGCAACAAAACTAGCTTCAAGTGTAACTATTGGAGGAGTTACTTTTGATGGATCAGCCAATATAGATCTTCCTGGGGTTAATACTTCTGGTAGTCAAGACACAACAGGGACAGCAGATAAGGCCACAAATATTGCTGTTGCGGATGAGTCAACTGATACGACTTGTTTCCCTTTGTTCTCTACAGATGCAACGGGAACAGCAGTAGCAGCCAAATCTTCAGCATCAAAGTTAACTTTTAACTCGAACACAGGTGCTTTAACGGCTACTTCTTTTGTTGGTAATGGAGCAAATTTAACAAATCTACCTTCTTCAGGAGGGTCAGTTCAAATAGAAGCTGATGGTTCTATTTCTTCTAATGATGCTGTAATTCTAACCAGTGATGGAAAAGCTAAAACAATTTCAACTGAAACAGAATCTAATGGTTCTATTTCAACTTTTACCACAGGTAATTCTAATGACTGGATAGCTGTCAATGCAGACGTAACTTGGGATGCCAGTGAAAGTGTTGCGATTGGTCTTTGGACTATAGGCAGCACTACCAACAGTAATCAAAATCGGGGGTATATCAGTGTCGGTACAGTATCAGGTACAACTATTTCGTGGAACGCAACACCTGTTGCTGTTTCAAATTGGACGGCTGGAGCTTCACAATGCTTTATAGAAAGTGATGGTGAGGGAGGAGGAATAGTTGTAATGGGCGGTAAATATAAAAGATTTACAGTTAGCGGAACAACTTTAACTTTAGATAGTAGCGAGGGTAATTTTAATGCAGCTCAACAAACTGCTTTTGCTTATTTAGGAAAAGATGGAGGTTCACATTATTATGTGTTTACTAATGGAACTTCATCGACAACTCCAGATTCTAATATATTACGGATTCTGAAATGGGACGGTCAAAATCTTACTATTGGAAATACAGTTACATACCCTGGTTCAGATAATGATGCAGATCCACATGTAATTCCTATTTCACATAATAGATTTCTTTCCACAAGTAATAACGGACTGCACGTATGCACTAGAATAGGAACAGATTGTATAATAGGGCCGGTTCATGGTTCTACGGAGCTTGGAGCATATTTACTAAGTAATCATCGTTTCGGAGGTGCTTATGATCATGTAAATAATAAATTTATTATGTGGAGGATGCCTGTTTATAATAATGATAATGATCCATTTAATGAAGGCGTAGGTACTAACGACAATCATGGTGGAAAGGTTATATTTTATGATATAGATGGTGATCGTATTTCAAAACGATTTGCAAGTGAATTTGTTTCAACTGGTGTGAGTCGAGAACACTACTACTACTACCCAACTGTTGCAGTTACATCTAAAGGTCAAGTTGTAGTTACTTATTCAGATTTTACTAATCAGTATGGAAAACAAGTTATTGGAACATATAGTGATGACAAAAATAGGATGACATGGGGTTCTCCGACTGCTTTAAATAGTGAGCACACACGTAGCAGGGCAGTAACAAATATAGCGGACGGTAAATTGTTATACACTTATAACGTAGGAGACTCGAATACTGAAGGGTCAAGTGCAATGGGAAAATCATTTGTATTACAAGCAGCTAGTACAACACTGACATCAGATAACTTTTTAGGATTTAGTTCTGGTGGTTATAGTAATAACGACACTGCAACAATAAATACATTAGGAAACACAATGACTTCATCTGGTTTAGAAGCAAGCAAAACATATTACGTACAAGATAATGGAACTCTTGCTACAACAAAAGGTAGTTTTAATGTTGTTGCTGGTAAGGCGTTATCGGCCACAAAGTTATTAATCACGCCTGTTTGATGTTAGTAGGGGCCGAACAAGTTAGGGATAGACAGTAGGTTTATAATTCAGGAGCAATGTATTATTTTTATGTCTGATCGTATAGCACTCACTGAAGAAATCAAACAGTTGAAGGCACAACAAGAAGAAAGAGCTGCTGCATGGAAAGAAGCACAAGTACAGCTAGAAACCAAAGCTGCGGAATTGGTTCAAGCAAATATAGATGAACTTGGATGATTAAAATTCTCACCTATATAAATACTGCTGCTCTTGTAGTAGCAGTAGGTGGTGGTACGTTTGCTTATTTTCAACGTGGCAAGATTACAGAATCCATAATGACTGAAGTGCAAAAGCAACTGCCTTCTCTTGTTAAAGGAGCTATGCCAAAGATTCCAAGCGTCCCATCAAAGACAGGATCTGTACTTCCTTTTAAATGATTCAATTCAAGTCATTTAACGGCTTAACTTCTCTTGTTCTGGGAGGTGGTTTAATTGCTACAAACTTTATGAGTCTTTCTTTACTGGCTCGTAAAGATTCTGGCATCCCTGATATAGCCAAGCTTTCCAATACTCCTTACAGCAGTCTTCAAATCAGGAGTGAGAAAGGTGCTGATGGTGCAGAGGAGTGGACTTTTGCCAGCCGTCAACACGATCCAAAAACAATTCTCCAGTATGAAACTAGCGAAACTCCTACCTTTAATGGTGGTGTGAAAACTAAACATATTCATAAAGAATCTGTTGCTCAGTTTGCTGTTTATCCTCAAGGAGAAGGAGGGAAATTAACAGCTAAACAAATCGAATGTATAGAAAAACAAGCCCAAGGACGTAGTAATGGACAACTAATTGCAGATGCTGGATCGGTTCAGGTCACTCCAGCTTTAACTGGAATCCCCATTATCGGCCCCGTTTTGGCAGGTCTTTGGTTTGGTCAAAGTCGTAAAGCTGTTGGTAATTTAAGCAGTGATCTTGCAGGTCAATGGAATGATTGTTGATAACACTTTTACCGAACCTCCCAAGGTTGAATGTGTTTGTGCAACAGAAAAAGCACTTGGAGTAACAGACGAAATTTTTAAAACGAAATCTCAACAGTTAGATAATCGGGATTATTGCATTAAGATGATAGAAGGTGATTAAAAACCCAAATGGATCCAGGTAAATACAATATTACTTTGCGTAAACGAAGCGATTGGAGTCAATCAATTGTTTTAGAAGATTCAGCAGGTTCTGCTGTTAACTTGACGGGTTATACAGTTAGCTGTGAGTTCTGGAACGTTGATAGGACGACTAAGCAGGTAGATGTCACGGTTACGGTTACAAACGCTTCAACTGGTTCGATTACTCTTAGTTTGACTGATACTCAAACAAGTACATTACCTGAATTAAGTTATTACGATTTAAAATTAACTTCTGGGACAATTAGTAATTACTGGATGTATGGTTCAGTTACTGCTAAGGAAGGTTATACAACATGAGTAATAAGATTACAGTTAACGAAACTGTTAATACAGTTCGTATTAATGAAACAACTAATACGATTACTGTTCAAGAGGCAAGTGCTTCTGTTGTAAAAGTAATAACTGAAGGGCCAACAGGATCAGGTGTTCCAGCTTTAGGAGATCCAGGGAATATAATAATCAAAAGTAGTTATACTAACTATGACACCGCATGGTCAGCAGTGCTTGACGGAGGGACATTTAACTAATGGCTAGGATACAACTCAAAAGAGGAACAAAAGCTAACCTCCCAACCAGTTCAATGTTGGCAGGCGAGGCACATTTCACAACTGATAGAGGGACGTTGCATGTTGCTACTGATGCGACTACAAAGTTACCAATCGTTCCACCGATAGAGGATCTAACAACTCTTGCTTCTGTTGACGGAACAAATGATTTAATATTAATCCACGATAATTCTGAATCTAGTGCCCAAAAAGAGAAGAAGATTACGTTTGCAGCATTTAAGACAGCACTAAACGTACCAGATTCAGACACTGACGAAAAGACAGCCGTTGTGAGTGGAGGAACAAGTGGATATATCTATGGAACTGACGGAACCGACGGAGTAATTAGAATGAATACATCATTAGCGATGACACTGGATAGCAGTAACAATTTTGTAACCCTCGCTGTAAATGATATTGATTTAGGTACGTTCTAAATGCCTAGCTCAAGATTAAAACATGGAACCAGTGATCCGAGTGCCTCTGATTTCTCGGATACGGCTGAGTTATTAGTTAATACAACGGACGGCGGATTATTTACGAAGGACGACTCAAATAATGTTGTAGAGATTGGTACTGTAGACATTTCAGGTAAAGCAGATCTAAGTGGAGATACGTTTACAGGATTAATAAAATCTACGGGCACAAGAGCAGGAATTTTAGAAACAACAGATGATGCAAATATAAATTTATATACACTAAATACTACCGATGATGCAGGTAAAGGTACAAGTATTGCCTTCTTTAACCATGATGGTTCTGGTGAGGAATTAGGAGCAACTTTACAAGTTTATAAAGAGAACGGAACGGCTGACGATACTGCTGCTGCTATGAGGTTCAATGTTAGAGCCGCAGGGGGAGGCAATCCAACAAATACAGTTTTAACATTAGGAAGTGATAAATCAGCTACTTTCGCAGGGGATATAACTGCACCTACATTTGTTAAGTCTGGTGGAACATCAAGTCAATATTTAATGGCAGATGGATCTGTTTCTACTGGAGGAGGATCATCAACTCTTACAGGTTTAACCGATGTAACTTTGGGTACTCTTAGTAATGGTCAGGTATTGAAATATAACGGATCAGCGTGGGTTAATGATACAGATGCTACGGGTGGAGGTGGCTCATCATCTACTGCTGCATACGTTGGTGCTAGAGTATCTTTCTCGACTGGCACTCCTACTAGTACTAATACTTGGTATTATGTTAGTTCAAGTAATATTTCTACTGTCAACTTAGATACAAATTCTTTTTATAATTCCAGTAACGGTAGATATGAAATACCAGCAGGTGTAACAAAAATTAGATTACGGGTAAATTTATATTCTGATTCTGGAACTGGTACTCCATCTAATATTTGGGCATTATATAAAAATGGTAGTCAAATTACACTTGGTAATGGTGGATTCTATGCTGAGGTGGAAACTTCTGGATATGAAGATGTTGGTTCATCGAATGTAAGTGGTGCAATATCTGTTTCTGAAGGAGATTATTTCCAACTTGCTTATAAGGTGAATGCTACTACAAGAAGTTTTGCAGGTACTTTGCAAATAGAAGTTGTTGAGGGGTCATTATTAGGAGGAGGCGGTG